GTATCTCTTGGCAGGATCTTATCGCGTGGCTGCGTTCATTCGTGGCCTGCGAACCGCCAGAGACCTTCCTATTCTTTTCTACTTTCCCTCAAACCCGATATTGTGAGCTTTATAATAAGATATATGAAGTAGCTCCTGTATTGTCTAGGTTTGATCGAATTTTATTGGTATTTCTTATATGCCTAACTTGCTTAGTAGTAATATTAGCAGCACGCATCACGTTTCGCCACCGCATTCAAGAGTTTGTTATGTACATTACAACTCGTGCGGTAAGGTTTTATTTGACCCCTGACCCCCTGTGTTCGCAGTTTGTTTTGCAACCGATGCGAAGCTTTGCTAGCTTGCTCGGATTGAATCTGTATATAACACAGAAATCACGACCAGATGAGCGGAAGGGTAGAGACGGATGCCGTGTAGCGTATTCTGCTGAAAATTTACAAGTTGAACAAGCGAATTTTGATCCTCCTGATAACGTGTTGTTTGTGCTTTTGACTTCTGTACGGATGTGGGCTGGTCTATTTGCCCCACTCGTCCCTTGGTTTATACAAGGTAAGCCATTAGTGCGTTTGACTTCCGTTATAGGTAAGTTTGTTCGGCTCATGTCCCAATCCAAAGGAGGTTTGCTAACCTCAACCGGAACCGTAGGTGATTTCGCTCAAGCTAGTGTCTCTGCTCATGTTGATGACACGCTTGCAGCTAGTGTCTCTGCTCATGTTGATGACACGCTTGCAACCATAGCTCGTACATCTGAATATGATTTGACGATGCTATTTTGGGAGCCACCGGTAATGTGCTCGGAGCAGTTACTGGAGTCTCCCCAGGTTGTTTCGTTTACTGACGGTAACCGTGTTGTAGGAGCAACTCTGTTAGAAGAATATCATTGTTCGCACGTGCGAGTGAATGATTGTGACGGAGTTTTCCAGTCGCCTGAGGAGGCCTGGGATACCCTTGGGATTTATGGAGGTGACGATGGATTAACCGCTGAGATGCTAGAGATATATGTTCGCGCAGCGCAATCCATGGGTCAAGAAATTGAAGTTGAGCTTGTGACAAAAGGCTCACTGGGTGTCAAATTCCTATCGAGGCAGTATTCACCACATATTTGGGACGGAGACCTAAACTTGTGTGCGGATCTACCAAGGCAGTTGACTAAAATACACGTGAGTGTTGCCTTAGGGTTAAAGGTCATACTTGTTATGAAGTTGCTCGAGAAATGTCGGGCCCACATGCTCACTGATGAGAACACCCCGATTTTGGGTGAGTTTGCTCGTAGAGTGTGTTCCTTGCATAACGGACCTATTGAACCTGACCCCTCGTGTGTTCAGATTGCCTTCTGGTTAGCTAAGTATCCGAAGGACGTTCAGTACCCCAATGAAGCCGCTGACTGGATGGTGGAATATACCCAGTCTGTGTCACTTGACGCCAACATCAAATGTTTCCGTGAGTGGTTGCTTAAGACTAAGTCTTTGCAGGACATGCTTTCCCCTCCTTTACTCTGTGAACCTAAGTCTGTCAAATCAGCTGTTCCTGTCGTGGTTCGAGATGAGATCTCACCACGTGGAGTGAAGTTAGATAGGAACCATGAGTTGCGTCCTCCCAAGCCGCGTGAGCGTAAGGCTGTGCAAACAGCTGCCCCGGTTAGGTTAGACCGTAAGCATAAGCAACCCATTAAACCAATTGGCCACGATAAGTGGGGTTATTCCCATAAGCCAACTAATCAACTTGTCGTGAAGGAAGTCTGTGATCGGCCAGCGTTAACCACTGCGGTGTTTGAAGAGTGGAGACTGCGTAAGATCAAGGCTGGAACATGGAAAGAGCGGCGTAAACCGAGTGAGGTAGCCTCAGGTTCGCGCCCCAAGGAAGGTTAAAGTAGGGGAGGTTTGGTTACGAGCAGGGCATGTTTGGGTGTCCTTCGAATTTTGTTAATATTTTCTCGTAACCTTTTTAAATTTGATAATGCAATCGACTGGTTCTGCTAATGTTTACCCTCCGCCAGGAACTCACATACACGAACTAACTATAAATAATAAAATGAGTAAACCTTGGACTCTGTTTTGTTCTTGTGTTGATAAACCCGCCCCGTCGCGTCAAGTCTAACTAACCCAATATCGGGTTACCTTCGTCGCTTCCGTTCGAGCTCTTGTTAACGCTTGATCGCTTTCTTGCACTTTTATATTCAGGAAAGCTATAGTCTCCTCCGTTGAAAAGTAAAAAAAA